TACCCAGCCGTCTTTCGGCTCAGGGACCGGGAGCGATGATTGCGGAGTCCAAGAGTCGCTAGGACGCGCCTCGGACTGCCGGTCTACTCGAATATTGCGCTCATTAGCCATTTGAACTCTCCTTGATGAGTTGTTTGGCGTACTGCTCAGGGGTTAAGCCAAGTCTCTTGGCGAGAGAAACTTGTGTAGCAGTCAATTGGATTTTGCGGGGTTTCGCACCGTTGCTCCGGTTGGAGGGCGCTACGACCGTCGAAGGGCGCTTCGGGGTAGGGGTGTCCTCCTCGAAGAAGTCCGGGAATCTCAAACGCATGGTCGCGTTGATCTTCTCGTAGTACTCATCGGTGTCAGGCTTTACGCCGTGTTCCCGAATGAGCGTTTCGTGCGTGGCATAGGCCAGAGCAGTCATCTCGCGGTTCTTGCCGAACCACGGATTCTCTTGGGTCCATGCCATCGTTTTTGCAGACGGCTGCGGCAAAGGCACCGGCTGATAAGTCTGCTGAGGAACCACTTGTTCCTGCGGCAGGGGCTTGGGTCGAGACTGAATGTTACGTTCGTACCTTTCAGCCTCCCGAAACTCCGTCTGTGCATTCAACAGACTTTCTTGGGCAGCGATGATCTTTTCAGCATCACCCTGCTCATAGGCTTCCTTGTAACGGGATTTGGCTTGCTCAAGGGCGATCTGCGCCTTGGATTTAATCTGCTGTACGAGAGCGCCTTCACCACGCTGGATGAGGTTCTCGTAAGCCTGATTCTTGTGTGCAAGTTGTTGTGCGAACTGAACGGCTTCTTCGCGCATGCGCTCGGCGGCTTCGCGCTGCCGACGCTCTTCATGCTGTTCATACTTCAACTTGTTGATGCGGTCGCGGACTTTCTTCGAATAGCCCGACAACTCTTCATCGTCCTGCTCTACCTGTGCATCGACCTTGACGGGTTTGCGCGGCAGATCGTCGATGATTTCAAGTTCAACGTCGTCCTTTTCCGCCTGCTGGGTCTCCTTTTCAGGAACCTGCACTTGGTAAGTCACTCCGAAAAACTTGTCTTCTTGTGATGTCTGTAATTCGCTCATACTTTAGCCACTCCCCTCGGATCTTCGACCACAGCCTCTACGCTGTCATCGTTGATTAAACGGAACTCTTTGCCATGTACCTTGAAGCGCGTACCAGAATAAGACCGCATCATGATCCAGTCTCCTTTCTTGCAGTACGGTCCTGAAGGAAAACGGTCCGGGGATTTGTATGCGTCTGGTCCCATCTCTAGGACGAACCCGACGATGCTTCCAATCTCTTCGGCTTGAAGAGTTTGAGAAGCCTTGAGGATGCCCCCTTCGGTCTTTTCTTCAGGGTCTGGAAGTGCAATGAGTAGTTTGTACCCCGTGGGTTTGGGTAATTGACTCGCTAATTTGTCAGACATATTCCCTCGCACCAAGTTTAAACGTGCTTGGAGTCACGCGCACTGCGCTATGCAGTGTTGCATCACAGATACCTGTGACGTTGTTTAATCATCATCAATTTGCTTTGTGAGGTCAAGCAGTTCTCGTTCAGCCATGGCCAAACCATGGATGACCCCACAACAGCGTTTGTAATCGGCGTAATCAGAACAGCCCCCACCTGCGATGTGATCGGCCATCTCGTTCATCTGGTCTCTGAGGGATTTCCTCAGGAAATCAGCGAGATTTTGGTGACTGCTCTGCATTCATCATTTCCCGTGCGATTTGTACGCCCAACTTCGCGCCTTCGACTTGGTCGCGTGAAGCGATCTCTTTGCTCTGAAGTTCGGCTTGGGTGTTGGTGGCAGCGATCTGAACGCCAAGTCGCGCCCCTTCGATACGCTCTTGAGCCTTGAGACGCTCTTGTTCGGACTGCAGGCGCATCTGTGCTTTCTGCATATCCGCTTGGACTTTGGCCATTTCGGCCTCGGCCTTTTGCTGGATTTCCTGTGCGCGGAGTTGCAGTTTCTGCATCTCGATCTGCAGCACAGGGTCTTGAGCCTCTTGCATTTGCTTTTGCATCTGCGCTTCGGCCTGATCCTTTTGCAGCAACTGGGCTGCAGCCGGGGCCACCAACTGGGAAATGCGGTATTCGATGTCCTCTGGGAGGGGTTCCCCCGGAGGAGGCAGTTTGACTCCCAACTGCTTTTCGATCTCCATGCGGTATTGGAACGCCAAATGCTCCGCAATATGTGCGGCGATTGCGCCCTGCATGGCCTGTGCGTTCGGTGATTGACCCGCCATCTGCTGGATTTTCGGGTCTTGGATGAACGACATGTGGGTCTGGATGTGGGCTTCGTGGTCCTGATAGATGAATGCCTTGGTCGGCATGTTGTTGAGAAAGCCCATGTTCTCGGATACTGGATCGGTCGGCAGCAGTTCTTGCTGCGTTTTCACGATCTCTTCGGCATCTTGGATACCCAAGGTGTCGAGCATCTGTCTATGAAGCAGCGGCATGTTGTACATAGTGGGCGCACTGGCTGCTAACTGCAGTGCGGCTTGGTACTTCATGATCCGCTGGGCCATGGTGCCTGCGTTCGGATCAGATACCGGCACAATATCGATGCGGTCATCGAAGTCTTGGACCGTCAACTCTTTTCCTTTGACTTCGTACGGATATTGCTGGGGTCCGTAGTCTTTCACCAAGGTCGCGAGGATCTTCAGTTCTTTCTTCATCGATGCGTGTAAACGGGCTTGCACAGCACTTTGCACTTTCATCGATCTTTCGAGCAAGGCTAGGGTGGTTCCCACCGGAGCCTCGTTGTTCATGTCCGCGACCTTCATGTCCGCTTGAGAAGCGAACCTACGGCCTTCTTCAACAATGTTCCCAAGCAAACTATAGAGAACCTGTGAAGGTTCTTTATAGGGGAGGAACGTGATGTTATCGCGCAGGGTTCCCGACGGAATGTCTACGTCACGGAACTCACCGGGCATGATGGGGGTGTCGTCGCCCTTGATGCGTAATCCGCGAGTTTTCAATCCGCCGGGAAGATTGGAGAGGGTTCCCGCGTCCACCAATTGTCTGAGGATCGAAGTCGCTGATTTCGCGAGACCTCCGACAATATGAACAAGCCCGAACCCATAGAACCCGAGTCCGGGTAAATAGGTGTAATGCACGAAGTGCTGACGGCGCTTTTTGAGCGGATCGCCTTCGTACCAGTTACGGCGAATTGACAGAATGGTCCTTGAAGACTTGTCGATGGTGATGACATACGGCAACGCAATGCCGGTCGGTTCACCATTTAAACTATCTTCAAATCCCGGCAGATCGTAGTCCACCAATATTTCAAGAAGGGTATGTCGGCTATCCATGTCGATAGCCGCATCGCCGTTCAATTTGTCGTACTTCTTCTGGATATCGGTGATATCCGGAGTCGAGGGCGGCAGTTCCACATCCGAGTAGAACCCAGAGACTTGAAGTTTGCGAACTTCGTTCTGGGTCTTCTTCATCACATGGGTGCAGCGTTCGCAGGTGTAGAGATCGGGTGTTCCATACGACACCACAAAATCTTCTGCGGGAACAAAGATCGACACAAACCTGCCGAGATTCGGGTCGTAATAGACTTTCCTGAACGCAGAACCTGCAATAGCGAGTGAGAACAGCATCTTCTCCGTTTCGGAGCGATACTCACTCATGTCTTCGGTCAATAGATAGTTTAAATAGTCTTCGACCCTAGCGGCCTGTGCGATTCTCTCTGGGGTTTGTTCCCCGAGAATCTTGGTCATCACGGGTCCACGGGGCGGGAAAATCTCTTGAATCGACTGCGCTTGGAACCTAACCACCGCTTCCGAGAGCATCGGGTGGAACACACCACAGGCTCCATCCCATGGTTGTGTTCGTTGTTCGATCTTCAATCCGAGAAGATCGAGACCTTTCATGTAGGTCTGTTCCCATTCTTTGCGGGAATCTTTATCCGCATCGAACAGAGTCACCAACTCGGTGGCTATCGACGATAGAGTGTTGTCGTCGATGTAGAGCGCAAGATTGTCATCATGGGCGGCTTGCTGCTGTTCGGGACCAAGATTGATTTCTACTCCGCCATCCGGAAGTTCCACAGTGAAGGAATCATCCTCTGGAGGAAGAACATCAATCTCCATCCCTTGCCCTTGCGTCATGAAGGGCATTAATGCGCGATCAACCGCCACGTCGAATCTCCTTAGAGATCGGTGAACTTACCGCCTTTGACGGCAGCACCCATGCCACGGGCCACACCTTTGGTTCCACCGTACGAACCGCCTTCATAGGTACGACCACCGCCATACATCTTGGCAGGACGCTTGGCACCGGCAACCATCACGGGTTTACCCATGTCTTTCATCTTGCCCTTGAGTTTGTCTTTGGGCTGTTTCCGAGACTTCGGGGCTTCCATCATCTCGGTCTTTGCAGTACGACCTTTCATTTCAGTAATACTCCACTTTACGTCTGTACATCCGTTCGTCTTTGAGGTCGGTGTCCAAAGGTAGGAAACCGCCACGACGATATCTCAGGAGAGCCTGAGTGCCTGAGTCTACATAATCATCATGCTCCCCAGCGGGGAATGATGCAAATTCTTCCACCACTTCTTCGGCAAATCGGGTCTGGGGTCGCCAGATCCTGCCGCTCGAAAACAAATCCGAGACCGCGTTTACACGGGCGATCTTGTCGTTCCCACGGGAAGGGGTGTATTCGGCTACCGGAATGCCCATCGCCCTCAACTCGAAGATGAGAGGGGTTCCCGCAGCCTTGGCTTCGACGATCAAACTCTCGGGTTTCCAGTACTGGTACAACTCCCATGCCCGTTTCTTCAGGGTGGGGAACTCCATCTTCTCTTTCATGGCATCCATGAGAATAAGATTTGGTTGCATGGCTCCATTTTGGTCTGGGTGATAGAACACCCCCCAAGTGGTGCAAGCGGAGTAGTCGCTACGTTCCTTTTTCAGGAACGCGGTGTCCCATGACTGGATCAAAAACTGACACTGTGGTGGGTTTCGTTCTTCCCAGATCTGCCACCACTCGCGTTTAATCAGTGCGCCTTCTTCACTGGTCGGATCTTGTTGGTACTGGGCCTGCCATTTGTGAATGGGGATTTCGTTGCGGATGGCTTCGAGTTCTGCAAGCGGCCAGAACTCCGGCCAAAGCGGGTTCCCAGACGGAAGTATGGCGGGGAACTCGATCACCTCCCATTCATCCACGCCTTCTCTCAAGGAAGCCGCTTTTAGTACTTGTCCAACGAGGTCTCTTTTCGACCAACGGGTACAGATCACCACAATCGCGCCTCCCGGCTGCAAACGCTGGCGAGGACCGGAGGTGTACCACTCATAAGCATGGTCGAACACGGTGGGATCTGAGGACTGACCCTCTTGTTCATCATGGGGATCGTCAATAATGAGCAGATCGGCACCCTTTCCGGTCACCGCACCGCCGATACCGATGGCGAAATACTCCCCTCCTTTGGAAGTACTCCATCGACCCGCCGCTTTGCTGTCTGCTCTCAGTCCAACATCCGGAAAAACAGCGTGGTAGTCATCAGAATCCACCAAGTTACGCACTTTTCGACCGAAGTTCACCGCAAGTTCTGCGGTGTGGGAGGTCTGAATCACCTTTTTCTGCGGGAACCTACCCAAAAACCACGCCGGGAACAGATAAGAGCCGAATTCTGACTTGGTATGCCGAGGCGGCATGCAAATGATCAACCGCTTCAGTTTCCCCGAAGCGATTTCCTCAAACTTCTCCCCCATGATCTTGTGATGACGACCAGAAATGAACCCCG